GCTACCAAAATGTCCGATTTGATATAGTATTTCTGTGAGTTACACCACATTAGTAAAGATTTATTTGCGAAAAGCGAGAAATGACTCTTATTTCCTGCCTTATATATAGTAGGGGAGTAAAACGGGGAGTGATGAGTTTTATGACCAATGGCCTCTCACGAGGCCCCTAAGGGCGAGTGCTTCTTAACCCCTCACTCGTGAGGCCGTTAGGCCGATACCCCGTTACAGCTTATGCTTCGCAGCAGGTGTAATATATCATTTTCCAGTATGATCATTCCCTAACCTAGTATAAAATAAAAAGGCACTTCGGCCCTTGGTCCACAGGTTATACACAGGAGAGTTATGTACAAAGATTTAGAGAAGAAGAAGATTAGAGAACAAAAGTACGGCAAGATCTACAGGGAGCGTAAGAACGCTGAAGCCGCATCTCGGCAGACAGAGATCAAAAAGAAGATCGCAGCAGCGATCATCGCCGCCGAACTAACCCAACAGTCTTAGGAGTCAGATGGCCGAGAACTCGGCAGATATAGCCAAGCGGATTATCCTCACCTCAGTAGCTGAGGGGATGACAGTAGAGCAGGCTTGCGGCTCCGCCGGCAAATCTATAAAGACTTACGAGTACTACCGCAGGACCGACAAGGTTTTCGCAGATAAAATGGATCGCACTAGGCTAGGTCTTAGAGATAAGAACTTCGCATCTAGTGATGCTCACGATCTAACCTTCGCAGAATTTCGGCAGCGCTACCTACATAGCCGAACCTTCCCTCACCAACAGAATCTAGTTGATGTGATCAATGGGCAGGCCCCAGGTTGGAATCACCCCTCTATGAAGTTTGAGAAGGGTCTAAACAACAACCGCATTCTTATTAACATTCCGCCTAACCACGCTAAGTCAATTACTATCACAGTAGACTACGTAACTTGGCTACTTTGCCAGAACCCGAATTTCCGTGTTCTGATAGTTTCACAGACCCAGCGTTTGGCTGGTGACTTTCTCTACGCCATAAAGCAACGACTGACTCACCCAATGTATGAGGATCTTCAAGCAGCTTACGCTGCTGGCGTAGGGTTCAAATCTAAGAGCGCCTCTTGGCAGGCAACTCGTGTCACCTTCGGTGATGAACTTCGGGAATCCTCTGAGAAGGATCCTAATATAGAAGCCGTAGGTATCGGCGGTCAGATCTACGGTAAACGTGCAGATATGATCATAGTAGATGATGCTGTTACTTTATCTAATGCCAATGACTTTGAACGACAGATCAAGTGGCTAACGCAGGATGTCCGGTCCCGTCTTAACCCTACTGGCAAATTAATTATTATTGGTACCCGTGTAGCCTCAGTAGATTTATATAGAGAACTTCGCAACCCCGATAGATATCCTGGTGGTCTAGTACCTTGGACCTATCTTGCGATGCCAGCTCTTCTAACTACAGATGAAGATCCCGATAAGTGGGAAACCCTTTGGCCTGCATCAGATCAACCATTTGATGGACAGGATGAAGCTGACAAGAATGAAGATGACCTCTATCCAAGATGGTCAGGTCGCAACCTCTTTAACGAGCGACAGTCAATGGATGTTTCAACTTGGGCCTTGGTCTATCAGCAGCAAGATGTTTCAGATGATGCTGTTTTTGATCCTGTGTGTGTTCGTGGTTCTATTGATGGTATGCGAAAGAGCGGTGGACTCAATCCAGGTTATCCAGGTCATCCAAAAGATACTCAAGGCTTTACTTATATATGTGGTCTTGATCCTGCAATGGTTGGTGACACTGCTGCTATTTGTTATGCTGTTGATCGTACTACCCATAAACGTTACATTGTTGATGCTATCAAGATTTCAAGGCCGACTCCGGCGCAGATCCGTCAATTAATATTTGACTGGACAGAGTTATATCATCCTAGTGAATGGATCGTAGAGCGTAACGCTTTTCAATCATTCCTTACACAGGATGAAGGTATACGTCAGCACTTAGCTACTCGTGGAGTTATACTCCGTGAGCATCATACTGGTAATAATAAGTGGGATTCTGGCTTCGGTGTGGCTTCTATGTCTACCTTGTTCGGTACTAAGCAGCACGATGGCAAGCACCATAGAGATAATTTGATCCATCTACCTAGTGATCAGACTGAGAATGTTAAGGCTCTAATAGAGCAGTTAATAACTTGGTCACCTACCACTAAGGGCAAAACCGATATGGTAATGGCCTTGTGGTTCTGCGAGATCAGGGCTAGAGAGATGATCAATTACGGACAATATCAAACCCATCATTTGAAAAATCCGTTCCTATCCAATAGGGAAAAGGCTAAACGGATAGTTATTAATATAGATGAAATGCTACTACAAAAAGATAAAACATTTATCTAAGGAGAAAAAATGGCAAAAGATAAAAAATCAATAATTCAAAATATTACAAATCGTTATAGAGTAACTGCTCGTGAAGCTCGTGATATTGTTACAGCAGTAGGAACTTATTTAGATGCGCCAAATATAAAAAGTGCCAAAAGTGCTGAAAAAAATCTTGCAAAGCAAGTAAAAGAAGCTGGATCTGCTTTAAAGTCTGGAAAAAAAGGTACAAGTTCTGGCGTAATTGCTAACGTTAGACAAAAAGATAAAGACAAGTATTACCGTGTAGGCCCACAACGTTAATAATAAATCTAACTAAGGAGAGAAACAAATGGCAAGTAAGAAAGATATAAGCAAAAGAAATGAAAAAATGCGAAAGTTACCAAAATCTAATCCAACCGTAAAAAAGAATATGGCTTCAAGCTCTTCATCTTCAAAGAAGCAATCACTTGTTCAAGATATCACAAATCGCTACCGAGTAACTGCTCGTGAAGCTCGTGATATTGTTACAGCAGTTGGAACACTTGGCCGTACTGTAGTTGATAGCAATATAGCGCCAGACTACAAATCAAAAACGGGATTATCTGGATCAAGCACTAATACCGGTAAATCTTCTCGTAGAGCTATAACAGAAGCAGCAGGAAGAAATCTTGTAAAGCAAGTAAGAGAAACTGCAGGTTCTGCTCTTAAAGGAAAAAAGGGATCAACCTCTGCTAGTGTTGAAACAGATTTCCGTGATCAATTTGGAAATCCACGTGGCGGTATGTACAAGGCTGCTAAGAAACGTAAATAATTAATTCTAGTAAGGACACAAGTTGTTAACTCCTAAAGAAGTTGTAGCGAAGACCGCTAGGATACAAACACGCTATGCCGCTCGTGATCAGCGTATGCGTGATGTCCTATCGGTCCGCCAAGGTGATATATCAAAGGTATATCCATCTATGTTCTCAGAGGATTATCCAAAGCCTCTAGTCGCTAACTTTGTAGATGTAGCAGCCCGTGACTTAGCTGAGGTGATGGCTCCCCTTCCATCATTTAATTGTTCCGCTACCAATATGGTATCTGATACACAGCGCCGTGCTGCTGACACTAGAACTCGTATTGCTAACTACTATGTAACATCTTCTGATCTACAGATCCAGATGTATCAAGGTGCTGACTGGTTTAATACCTACGGTATGTTGCCAGCAATTATTGAAATGGATTACGAAACAAACAATCCTCGTATTCGTTTGTTAAATCCTTGGGGTGTATACCCAGAGATGGACCGCTTTGGTCGTACCATTTCTTTGACTCAGGTTGTATCAACAGATGCTGAATCTTTAGCAGCGCAGTACCCAGAGTATGCAGATCAGATCTTGCCACAAAACAGTTGGCAACAAGGTTCACCTTCACTTTCATTAGTTCGCTACCACGACAAAGATCAGGATCTAATATTCCTACCAGAACGTAAGAACTTAATCCTTGCTAATCTTCCTAATCCAGTAGGTAAGTGTTTGGCCAATGTAGCTATGCGCTCATCCCTAGATGGGGAAGCTCGTGGTCAGTTTGATGATATCTTGTCAGTTCAATTAGCCCGTGCTCGTTTTGCAGTATTACAGATTCAGGCTGCTGAGAAATCTATTCAAGCACCTATTGCTATTCCACAAGATGTACAAGAACTTGCTCTAGGACCTGATGCGATTATGCGTTCTGCTAATCCACAAGGTATCCGCAGAGTTCCACTAGAACTACCAGCAGGAGTATTCCAAGAGTCAGGTGTACTAGAGCGTGAAC